TGTGGGACACTATCATCTACAATTATTTGAAGAAGAGGAACATTGTCATTCCTCCTAAAGATAGGTCTGAAAAAAATGATAGATATGCAGGTGCTTATGTCAAGGAACCAATTCCAGGAAAGTATGATTGGGTTGTCAGTTTTGACCTCAATAGTCTGTATCCTCATCTTATTATGCAGTACAATATCTCCCCAGAAACCCTCAGGGAGACTAGACATCCCAGTGCGAGCGTTGAAGGGTTCTTAAACAAGGAGGTTGAGATTAATGGAGATTATGCAGTTTGTGCGAATGGAGCGCAATATAGGAAGGATGTGCGTGGATTCCTTCCTGAACTCATGGACAAAATGTATGGAGATCGTGTTGTCTTCAAGAAAAAAATGCTTGCTGCAAAACAGCAGTATGAAAAGAAAAAAACAAAAGTTCTTGAGAAAGAGATTGCTAGGTGTAACAACATACAGATGGCAAAGAAGATATCTCTTAACTCTGCTTATGGTGCTATTGGTAATCAGTATTTCAGGTATTACAAATTAGCAAATGCAGAAGCTATCACTCTATCTGGACAGGTATCTATCAGATGGATAGAGAATAAAATGAATCAAAAAATTAACAAAATACTAAAAACTAATGATGTGGATTACGTTATTGCTTCTGATACTGACTCTATATATTTGCATTTGGGTCCTTTGGTTGAAGCTGTATACAAGGGAAGAGAAAAAACTAATGAGGGCATCGTGGCGTTCCTTAACAAGGTGTGTGAAATGGAATTTGAGCCTTTTATTGACAGTTCTTACCAAGAATTGGCATCCTACTTAAACGCTTATGATCAGAAGATGTTTATGAAGAGGGAGAACATAGCAGAAAGGGGTATATGGACTGCTAAAAAAAGATATATTTTAAATGTATGGGACAGTGAGGGTGTTAGGTATGATGAACCTAAACTTAAGATGATGGGTATTGAAGCAGTTAAGTCCTCCACACCTGCACCATGCAGACAAATGATCAAGGATGGACTCAAAATTATGATGAGTGGCACAGAAGAGGATGTGATTAAATTTATTGATAATGCAAGAAAGAAATTCAAGTCTCTACCTCCAGAAGATATTGCTTTTCCTAGAACTGTATCTGATGTTAAAAAATATAAAGCATCATCAACCATCTATGCAAAAGGAACTCCCATACATGTAAGGGGTGCTCTTTTATTCAACCATTATATAAAGAAGAATAACTTGACTAATAAATATTCACTCATACAAAATGGAGAGAAGATTAAGTTTTGCTATCTTAAGAAACCAAATGTTATTCATGAGAATGTCATATCATTCATTCAAGATTTCCCTAGAGAACTTAATCTTGACAAGTATGTTGATTATGATCTACAATTTGAGAAGTCATTCTTGGAACCACTCAAGATTATTCTTGATGCCATAGGATGGAATGTAGAGAAAACTGTTAACTTAGAATTATTTTTTGGTTGATTACATGGATTTTTTAAAAGATATTGTAAAGGAGATAGGGAATGAATACACCCAACTTGCATCAGATATTGATGAGACTGAAAAATATGTGGACACAGGTTCGTACATCTTTAATGGACTTGTTTCAGGTAGTATATTTGGTGGTGTATCTGGGAACAAGATTACTGCTATTGCTGGTGAGTCAAGCACTGGCAAAACTTTTTTCTCCCTCGCTGTGGTTAAAAACTTCCTTGACTCTAATCCTGATGGTTATGTACTTTACTTTGATACTGAGGCTGCAGTTAACAAGTCCTTACTAAAATCAAGAGGAGTAGATTTAAATAGAATAGTGGTTATCAATGTGGTTACTATTGAAGAGTTTAGGACAAAGGCATTGAAGGCAGTAGATATATATCTTAAAAAGGAAACAGATGAAAGAAAACCTTGTTTATTTGTGTTAGACTCATTAGGAATGCTTTCCACTGAAAAAGAAATTAGTGATGCATTAAATGATAAACAAGTTAGAGACATGACCAAATCCCAACTTGTCAAAGGTGCATTTAGAATGCTTACTTTAAAACTTGGTCAAGCAAACATTCCACTCATAGTTACAAATCACACTTATGATGTCATTGGATCTTACATACCTACAAAAGAAATGGGAGGAGGCAGTGGCCTCAAGTACGCAGCTAGTACAATCATATATCTTAGCAAGAAAAAAGAAAAAGATGGTAAAGAAGTCATTGGAAATATTATCAAGGCAAAGACTCACAAATCACGTTTAAGTAAGGAAAATAAAGAAGTTGAAGTACGTTTATTTTATGATGATCGTGGTCTTGATCGTTACTATGGTCTATTGGAATTGGGTGAGATTGGGGGACTCTGGAAAAATATTGCAGGAAGATATGAAATCAATGGAAAGAAGATCTATGGGAAGCACGTATTGGCAAACCCAACAGAGTATTTTACTGACGAAGTAATGCAAGCACTTGATGAGATAGCACAAAAGGAATTTAGTTATGGAGAAAATTGAGTTTCTAATTCTTAGAAACCTAATCTTCAATGAAGACTATTCAAGGAAAGTAATTCCTTTTTTAAAAGATGAATATTTTGAAGACTCTAATCAAAAAATAATATTTCAAGAAATTTCTAACTTCATACAAAAGTATAATAAGTTAGCAACAAAAGAAATATTATTCATAGAGATAGAAAATCGCAATGATATTAATGAATCATCTTTTAAAGAAATTCTTGACATAGTAAATTCTTTTGAGGATGAAGTAGGAGAGATAGAATGGTTGTTAGATTCAACTGAGAAATGGTGTAGAGATCGTGCTATATACTTAGCATTGATGGACTCTATTCATATTGCTGATGGTAAAGATAGCAAGAAAAATAGAGATGCTATTCCATCTATCTTATCTGAAGCGTTATCAGTATCATTTGATAATCACATAGGACATGACTATCTACAGGATTATGAAGAAAGGTTTGAATCATACCACAGAAAAGAAGATCGTATACCATTTGATCTTGAATATTTTAACAAAATTACAAAAGGAGGTTTACCAAGTAAAACTCTCAACATTGCTTTGGCTGGCACAGGTGTTGGAAAGTCTTTATTCATGTGTCATGTGGCAAGCAGTATCCTTATCCAAGGTAAAAACGTCCTCTACATCACTCTTGAAATGGCAGAGGAGAAAATTGCGGAAAGGATTGATGCTAATTTACTTAATGTCAATATACAAGACATAACAGATTTGCCTAAGTCCATGTTTGAAACAAAGGTTGATGATATTTCTAAGAAAACACAAGGAACATTAATAATAAAAGAATATCCTACTGCATCTGCTCACTCAGGACATTTTAAATCATTGCTTAATGAATTGGCATTGAAAAAATCTTTTAGACCTGATATAATATTCATTGATTATCTAAACATATGTGCATCTTCAAGGTATAGGTCAAATGGCAATGTTAACTCTTACTCATACATTAAAGCAATTGCAGAAGAACTTAGGGGATTGGCTGTGGAAGCGAACTTACCAATTGTCAGTGCTACTCAAACTACTCGTTCTGGTTATGGTTCTAATGATGTTGAGCTTACTGACACTTCAGAATCCTTTGGACTCCCTGCTACTGCTGATCTTATGTTCGCTCTCATATCTACTGAGGAATTGGAAGGGTTAAATCAGATACTAGTTAAGCAATTAAAGAATAGATATAATGATCCTACTGTCAGGAAAAGATTTGTGATAGGTATTGATAGGGCAAAGATGAGATTATATGATTGTGAACAATCTGCACAAACAGATATAGTTGACAGTAAAGACACTGAGGAGTATAATGCTAAGGAAGAAAAGGTAAAGAAATCTTTTGAGGGGTTTAAATTCTAATGCCAGTTGATACACAAAAATATCTTCAGTTTGTTGAGGGTGTGACAAGTAATGAGAGTCTACACTATCCAGCACTAGTTTCTAGAATGAATAATCTAGAACTTGAAGATGATTGCAATGTCCCTCAGTTGCTGACTGCTGCTCTTGGATTGACTGCTGAGTCAGGTGAGTTTACTGAGATAGTCAAGAAGATTTTACTACAGGGTAAACCTTACAATGAAGATAATGTCTTCCATATGAAGAGAGAGTTGGGTGACT